GCCTCGGCCAGACAAGCACTGCCTATCGTCCTCAGGGCCGCATCATAATCCAGTACTTCATACATAGCCTTTACTACATCCACTATCCTGTAGCTCACTACGCCGCTGGCGACCACCGCCACTCCATCCTTGGTCTGTACACTCACGTCCGGTAGGTCCACCACCTGACTCACAACAGTTATAATGTCCGCATCGTCTACCAGTGGCAACAGAATGTAGAATCCCGGACCCACCACCTTCCTTACTTGCCCGCATCTCAACAGCACTCCCTTCTTGTCGGGTTCCACAATCACGTATCTCGGGAACAGCTTTATCAGCTTCTCCCACATTGCTACTAGGAAATCACCTATCATATCTCGTCCTCCTAGCCCCATCCTACTGTATGCCCCCCCACAGGACAAGAGTGAAAATAAAAATCCAAAAAATCCGCTCCATTAATAAGGACTTACAAGCCAAAGGGATTACTTTTTTGTAAAAAGGGTTACTTTTCTAAAAGGGCTAAAAAGGGGGTTTCAAGAAAGTAACCCTCTCAACACGTGTAACTTTTTGAGAATCATAACTCCTTCATTCACGAGGGGTAAGAAAAAAAGTAACCCTAAAAAAAGGTGACCCCCCTCAGGAGAGTACAGGCAGAACTACTAGTTACTTATATATTTAGACTGAAAACGCTTTACAACCTATATTTTTATATAACTTTTTCTTACCCCCCCGTGCTCTCCTGAGTGGGGTCATTTTTTTTTAGTGTTACCTTTTCTATAAACCTCTGGAAGAAAAGAAGTTACATTTTTGAAAAAGTAACACGTGTTCAAAGGGTTATTTTTTTACTTGACAATCCCTTTTTTTGTGTTATAATGCCCCTCAGAGTTGAAAAACCCCTTTTTTAGGAGACAAAACCATGAAGACCCTAAACGAGATTTGGATGAACGCCTTTACCGAAAAGCAGAGGGAGAGGTTCTGGGCGAAGGTCCATCCCAACCCCCATACCTTTGAAGACCCGGACACCCCCCTCTACAATCCTGAAGACCCCTACTGTGCCTGCTGGCTCTGGGTAGGGAAGAAAAAGGTACTGCCCGAAGGGGAGGAGAGTGATATCGACCTGAGGTTGGTGGACAAGAAGGTCCACCCTTCGACCCACAGGCCCAAGGTAAATATCAGGGGGGTGTACTACTCTCCCAGCAGGCTGGCCTACGCCTTCTCCAATGGGCATCTCCCCGCCGACAATTATGTGCGGCATCTCTGCGGGCACGCTAACTGCTGCAACCCGCATCACATGGTTCTCCGCCCTGCTGGGGAATCCGGCAACATTGGGCTGGGCTACTCTCTCAAGCAACGGAAGGCAATCAAGCAGTTCAAAGTTCCGGGATGGACTCCTGCGATGTTTGAAAAACCTCCGGTTTGATTTTTTATTCCTTATATTAAAGGAAAGAAAAAACTTTACGAATTACGGATTTTCTACTTGACATTCTCGAAATCTATGGTATAATGCGGCCTGAGAATCGAACGACTTTGGCCCCTTTTCAGGAGACGACCCATGCCCTTACAAGAATGTGCTGTTACATTGGCGGGTGGAACGAGCGAGTCCCTCATATCTAAACGCCTATCCGAACTGGAATCCCGCACTGCCGGGCTGCTCGGGTCCGTGGAGGCCGCCCTTCTCCGCCTTCGGGGTCCGGTGCCCGCCACCCAGCCTGAGGCACAGGCGGAAAAACAAGTGTGCGTCCTAGGGCGGCTAGACCGCCTTTGCCTGAAGCTGGCAGAGGTATCCGGGGGCCTTGTTGAAATGGCCGAAACCATCTAACACAGGAGACGACCCATGGCACTACTTATCAATGGTAAAGACCACCCAAACCCCAAAGCCCTCGAGAAGATCCTCTTAGCCGTGGAACGCTTCGCCCGAGCGATGGGAGCGGAACTTATTACCCCCCGGAACATAACCAAGGAGCACTGGTCAAACTGCTCGGACAGTTACCTAGCGTCCCGCCTAGTCGAAGAGTCCGGGGAACTCCTACGCCTTATCGACGGGGTATCCCACTCGGAGCCTCTTGATGAGGAACTACGCCTTGCCATACGCAAGGAAGCCGTGGATGTAGCCAACTTCGCTATGTTCATAGCCGACAACTATAATTGCCTCCACTAAAGGAGTAACCGATGGGCGCCAACTCAAATACCGAGTCCGTTTGGTTTCTTATTGTGATTTGCATAGTAGCTGCCCTAGCAACCCACGTCTTTATGAGCCACCCTCTCGGAGAGGAGGACTCCCCCTTGCCTACGGGGGGGTATCCACTGATGGAGACCTTGGATATGCTCTACGGCCACGAGTCCCTGTTCGGTCTGGTGCTGGAGGGGGACGGCGGCTCGGCCCAAGGGCCTTACCATATCCACCGGGAGTTCTGGCAGGATGGGTGTGAGTTCTGGGAGGTTGACTGGGACTACGATGATAACGTGATGGAGAAAGACAAGTGTGAACTTGTCATCCTAGGCGTGTGGCTACGGTACTGTCCCAACGCCGTGGTCACCGGTGACGTGGAGTTGCTCCTCCGGTACTTCCATACCCCCAGTGCTCCCTACCGGGAGGACACCAACAGGTATATAGAGAGGGTGCTAAAGGAGTCCAGTGGTGAGTAAGTCAACCAACTACAAGGGGGGTGTGCTGCCGATAACTGGGGCTATGTCCAAGCTGGACGAGAGCAATCCCCTCATGGCCCATGTTCCCAAGAAGGGAGAGTGGCCGAGGGACTTCTCCTTTGACTCTCGCCACCAGAATGATAGGATATGGGTACTAACCTGCCCCCAGTTCGGGTTGCGTGTGAAGGCCAAGGAGTTTTCTGTTGCGAGGATGAAGCTGGATGCTCAAGTCAAGATTATAGAGCGTCTCTATGTAATACACCGCCTAGTGGGAAGGGGTACATCCGATGTCAAAGAGTCATCTAAGTCGAAGCGAAAGCGACGATGCAAGACTGCTGCGGCGGGTAGTTGAATATCCCGGACCCGGCACTAGGGTTAGGTGCAGCCGGTGTAAGAGGAAGAGGATGGTCTCCTCTTTTTATCGGGATGCCCGTACCCGAAATGGGCTGGACATATATTGTAAGGATTGTCGTGATGCCAATGCCAAGTTGTTCAAAGCCCGGCACCCCGAATATAACTCCCGCTACCACAAGAAGCGGAGGCAGGAGTTGGCATACACGAGAGCGTTGTTGAAAGTGATTGCCCAGTGGGAAGACTACTTGGATGAGGAGTTCCTTCTACCCACGGCACCCCCGCACCTTCCTATCCAAAAATGGAAGGGGCTAATCAGGAAGGAGTTGTCTCGATGAGTGAAATGGGAACTGTAGTAGTTGTTTCTGTTCAGCATAGGACCAAAGTGGTAGAGAATTACCACCTTCCCGTGAGGCATATTCTCTGGTGGCACCCAGACATCCACATGCCGAAAGAGCGGACGATGGTTCGCATTCCTTACAATGGTCCCGTGACTGTACTGACCCCCATAGAGAAGTTTGACCGTATGCTAGGAGTAGACCCTTCAACTAGCCGGGACGGATACGTTTTTCCAAAGGAGTTACCTAATGATTTGCGTTCGCCCTATGATAATCAAAGACAATGTAATCGCGGAAGCTAGAGGCTTCCTCTTGAATACCCGGAAGGAGCTGAGGCATCAGAGAGGGGTTGAGCACTGGCAGCCCAACGACAAGGGGATTGAGTTCCTCATGCTTCAGGCGTACACGGCGGGGATACGAGCTTGTGCCCAACTAGCCCATTTGGAGTCCCCTACCGTACTTAGTGCGGAGGACATCAAGGAAGTGCTTTGTCCTACTGTGGAGCCCTGTGGGGAGAATACTGTGGACAGTGCCTTGGTATTCGTTTATCAGAATATAGATGTGGGGTTGCCCCCCATTCCTCAAAAGGAAAGTTTTTATGGAACCCTCCCCGAAGTCACAATCCAAGACCTCGACGTCCTCTCCGAAGAAGAGGAAAAGAAAGAGCCCGAGCAGCCAGCTGAAGGTGACAGCCAAGCAGGTCACGGACCTTCAGGAATCCCTAGCTGAACTAGTTTTGGCTTTCACGGATGCCGAGGCTCTGGGGTCTGCCTTCAAAATCGCCCAGTGGACCCCCAAAGAGGCCATAGAGATACTTACAGATTTGGCTCGGGACAATGACCAAAAAGGAAACGTGAGGGTAGCTTCCATCAAGCTCCTGTCCCTCATTGGCAAGCAGGCTCTTGAAGCTCAGGGCTACCTTGCTTCCCTTTCCCAGAAGCGTCTTGGTATGGATGCCCAAGGCAACCCCACAGTTACCACCGCACGGATGGCCGGTATTTTACAGTCTCGAAAACGATTCGACCTACTTCCCCACTCGGAGGAACCTACTAATGAGTCCAAACCCGACGAACCCCTCGAAACCGGAGGAGATAGTGATACCCTCGGAGCCACAGGAGGGGATACCCCCCCAGCTGGCCCACTACTTGGGGCCCACCGTCCTCCCGAAGAGAAAGCCCCCGACAGTGAAGAAGACTCCCCCACCAGCTCCGGCGAGCCCCCCGACCCCACCCGAAGAGGTCCCTCCTCCGGAGATGACGACTGAGTCCCTTCCTCCCGAGGTTGAACACCTGTCTCCCCTCGACGAAGTAAAGACGGATGCGGAGAAACTGGAAGCAAAGATTCGCCGGGACTTGATACCCAAGATTACACACAACATTACCCCCAGCTTGATTGGGGGATTGTTGCAGGAGTTGTGTGGCTCCGGACGGATGCTTCCTCCTCCCCCCAAATGGAAAGTCCCCAACGCACCCTACTGGTGGCGTACAGTTTTCATTCCTAAGGTTATGGAACGGATTACTCCCGACTACATTCGGGAAACAGAACCGTGGATGAAGCTACTTAGGGGTGAGGATAGCTACTACAATCAGGTCCGTTGGACAGCCGTGACCATAGCTACCTTCGCCATCTTTGAGACCTTCCCCCAGATTATGAAAGAAGCGTGCAGGGATGAGCAGAAGAAAGGCAAGCAACCTGTGGCACCCTCTGCCTCCTGATTATGGGGAGCTGACCCCTGAGGGGCAAAGGCAAGCCCGAGTATTTGTTGTAAAGAATGTGGATACTCCCGAAGGTCTAGTGGATGCGTGGAGTTTCTTTAGGGACTACTACCTAACTCCGGACGACACCGGGGTCACCTTCTACCGAGGGGCCAAGAAACTCCCCAGTCCCGAGTTCCATGCTCAGATGGTCTATGAGCTCGGACGCTACGACCTCAACGTGTGGGCTGCCCCCCGTGGCTCCGCCAAGTCTGTAGTTCTGGGCACAGAGATTCCCCTGCTCTTCCTTCTTGCCAAGCCCTCCATAGAGACAGTAGTTACCTTAGCAACTGAACGCATGATTGAATCCCGTTTCGATAAAATCATGCAGCAACTAGAGGGCAACAAGTTTTTGTCCGATGATTTTGGCAGGCTCAAACCCAAGAGGGGTGCGGGGATATGGTCCCGCTCCCAGCTCCGCCTAACTAATGGAGCTACTCTCTCGGGATATCCCGTGCTGGGTCGTAAGCGTGGTTTCCGCCCCCAGCTCTACCTGCTAGACGACCCCGAGTATGACAAGCGGTCGGCCACTACCGACCTTGACAAAATCCACTCCGAGTTTGAGGAGCTGCTCTTCAAGGTTATTCTCCCCGCCCTAGACGAGGGAGCCCGCCTGTTTTGGCTGGGCACAATGATTACTCGCCGCTCCTTCCTATACTATGCTTGCACCTCGGACGACCCCCGCTTCCGCCACTGGAACCGACGCATCCTCCCCGCAGTTGAGGGTCCTTTGGCTGACACCAATAAACAGCTGCTCTGGCCGGAGAAGTGGTCAATAAAACGACTCCGCCAGATACGTGACCGTGTGGGCCCTTCTTACTTTTCCAGCGAGTTCCTCAATAACCCCATCTCCTCCACGGAACGTACCTTCGTCCTTGAACCCAAGCTCCACTACTACTACCTCGAGCCCAACGATGACCTCTCTACCCACGACCTAGCCAAGGGTATGCTCCCGGACCCCCTGACCTGCAAGTACCCCGTGCTCTCCTACGACAAGCGGGAAGAGCGTATTTTGCCTACGGGGGGGTTACGCGAGGGCGACGAGGTCACTATCCCTGCTCCCATCCGGAAGGAGGCGATTTTCCATGAGTTCTTGGAGGGGCTGTTCAGACTGATGACGGTGGATTATGGGGCTACGGGCCGTAAAAAGACGGATTACTGCTGTGCCCACGTGATGGGCCTATGTAGGGAGAACAACCTATGGTCGTTAGACATGTATCTTGGACGTCCTTCTTCAGACGACGAGTTTCGTCGGATAATCTATGCTCTTGCTCTGAGATGGAGAGTGAAGATTATTGGAGTAGAGAATGTAGCCAAGCAGGTGGAGTTGGAGCAGTCGGTGAGGGACTATTTCGAGGCAGCAGCTGTTACTTCGGGCTGGTTGCCGAGGGTGGTGGGGGTAGGTAGGGGCAAGGCTGGGTACAGGTTTGTGGCCAAGGGGGACAGGATAGCCAGCCTGACATGGCGGTTCAGTAGGGGCAGAATAAAGCTTCCGGGCAACAGGGTGGGCCTATGGCCCTATTCGGCCCTTATTCACCAGATTGAGAACTTTACTCCCGACCTGAGTATGCTGGTGAATGACGATGCTCTTGACACCATGGCTATGGTTCAATATATGGTGGCTGGCAGGGGGCATACCGCCTCCCCTGATGCCGACCGGATGGAGTGGGTCGAGCGTATTTTGAGGGGGGAGACCGTGGACGAGTCAGGTATGCCTCTGACTGCGGGGGTGGACCTTACCAAATTATCCCCCGATATTGTGCAGAAAATACTTGACACGGCTAAAGATAGGGATTACAGTGAGGAGGGCCGGCGTAGAGTGCATACGCTCCGTCGGATATTATGATAGGGTCCAATAGGGTCCACTCTCTACTGGAGAGATTACAGTATGACGGTAGTAAAGATGTTACTCTGGTCGGTCCTGTCGATGGGGGGGGCGTTCTTGGGGGCCTTCGTGGCCTTCAGGGTTTTCCTACGCCCCTCTAAACCCGACCCTTCTCTGGCTAAACACAGGGCCGCTCTGCTGAAGTCCTCTGTCGCTAGGCGGGTCGGGAACAGTAAGACTCTCTTGGGGATATCCAAGAAGGACGAGTCAGAGGACCTCGAGGAGGAGCCTCCTAAAGGAGCCGTCTCTTTGAAAGTAGGAGACCCCCTGAACCTAGCTGCAGCACTTGGATTTAGTGAGGGCCCCGATACAGGGGGGATTGCGTTTCCCCCTAAACCCCAGATATAGGAGTAGTTATAGATGGCTACTCGACTGAATCTTCCTACCGATGAAAAAAGTCTTGACAAAGCAATAAGGTTGTTGGTGGCTAAGGGCGAGTCCCCCCGAAATCGCCGGATGGTGGGGTGGATGGTAGCTCACCACTACTTGCAGGGAATCAGGGATTTCAGTAATCCTGACTGGCAGTCGGGTACTCTGACCATCAATCTGGGCCGGACCAACGCAGACGGGTACAAGGATTTCAGGTATGAGGAGGTGGTCTCCAAGTACCAGACCGAGTATGGCCGGATGCTCAAGGTGGATATTACCCCCAAGGCTATTCGTAAGGGGGAGGGATT